AAACTGGTTAAAAGGTTTTGGAAAACTATTTCATTGTCCGATGTGCATGGGATTTTGGACGGGTGTGTTTTTATTCGGAATAAACGGATGTACAGAACTATTTACATTTGAATATACTTTGGCCAATGCTCTTATATTGGGATCACTTAGTTCTGGAACTTGTTATCTTTTAGGAGTGTTGATTAATGATTTTGGTTTTAAGGTGACCTATAAAGACGAGGGAGATTGTCATGTTGACTAGAAAGTGGATGCTACAGCCGGTTCGTAGATGTTGCAGCGGTTCTAAACTCATGCGGGTTGTGCCCGCATTATTATAAAGGGATTAAATAATGTCTAAGAAGGTGCTTTTAAGAGAATTTTTTGAATTATGTGATGGTGGTGTTTGCCAAGATCTTTTAACAGAAGATGAAAAAAGATTGGTTGCCAATGGAGCAACAATTCTTTCTGGAGTTATGCAAAAAGCAGATGCTTTAAATGGCAATGGTCGTGTATATCCTCGTAAAGTTTTAGAAAAAGAAATGAAGAACTACCAAAAACTAGTTAAAGAAAGAAGATCTCTAGGAGAACTAGATCACCCAGATGATTCTGTAGTTAATCTTAAAAACGCCTCTCACCTTGTAACTAAAGTTTGGTGGGATGGCGATAATGTCATGGGCAAAGTGCAAGTTTTAAGTACACCATCTGGACAAGTACTTAAATCCCTTGTTGAAGCTGGAGTTAGACTTGGAATTTCTTCAAGAGGTCTAGGATCAACAAAAGATAAGGGTGGAAAAACTTATGTTAACGACGACTTCCAACTTATTTGTTTTGATTTTGTCTCTGAACCATCTACACCTGGAGCATATATGATAGGCGAGGCCCTAGAAAAAAGCTTAAATGAAGTTTTCACAAAAGCAGATAGAATTAATCGCGCGCTAAACAATATACTAGAAGGCTAACAATGACTAAAAAAGATTTCAAAAGAATATTAAAACCTTTAATTAAAGAATGTATTAAAGAGGTAATATTTGAAGAGGGAGTGCTCTCCACTGTTATAACAGAAGTAGTTAAAAGTACTCGACCAGTTAATAGCCCTCAACCAACATTCCAAATGGAACAGAAACAACAGGTTAATCAACAAGAGCAAAGAGGATTATTACAAGAGAGACGAAAAGCGGAACTAGAACGAAAAAGAAAACTATTAGATGCTGCCGGTTTTGGCGAAGTTGATATATTTGAAGGAACAACTCCGATATCTCAAGGCGGATCTATAACAGAGGGAACAAAACCTCAAGGTCTTTTCTCGGAATTAGAACCAGGCGATGCTGGGGTTGATATTTCTGGAATAATGAGCCTTGGTGCTAATCGTTGGAAAACCTTAGCAAAGGGGAAATAATGGCGAAAAGAGCAATAGTGGTTGAGGTTAAACCACGATATAAAGACGAGCCGGCTGAAAGAATAATCAAACGATTCGTTAAAAAATGTAAAAAAGAACGAGTTGTAGAAAATTATCGTGATAGAATGCGCTATGAAAAACCAAGCAAAAAAAGAAAACGAGAAAAAGAAAGAAGAAAACGCGTTTTACATAAATTGCGTATGAAATTGGAAAATAGATTAAATAATAACTAATTATATAGACTTAAATAATAGGAGTAGAAAATGCCGACAGATGCAAAAACAGGACAACCAATATTTGGACACCATGCCTCTTTATATAGTAGAAACAGAAGGCCTTTTGGGCTCACTGATGATCGAGCGCTCAGCGATAAAGCATCAGCGACAACAGTAACCCAAGTCGCGCTTGCCAACTTAAACGACAATTTGAATGATGCTACTGCGGGTGAAAATGGTTACGCCACGGGCAATGCCAATTTTTTACATATTCAAATTGAAGACGGAGACACCGCTGAGACCTTAGTTTTATATGCATATAATTATGACTTTGCCGCCTGGGCTCAATATTGGATACCAGTTGGCGGCGGAACTACCGCAACAGGAACTTATGTGGCGGCTTCGTTTCCAGGCATTGATGGCAAAAAATTTATTACAGTTCCAATTCACGGGGTTGATAGAATTGGTTTTACTAACGCCGGCTTGGACTCCATGGTTGTTCGCGCAGCCACAAGTACATTCTAAAACCCATCATGAAAAGCCTCTTTAAAAATAATCTCAATTTTATTTCATTAAAAAGAACAATTTACTATTTATAGGTGCAGAACTATGTCACTTGATTAGTGATTATAAAGAGAGGTAATTAAATGGCTGAAGGATATATGTACAACGACTCGGCTCTTTTTTTGACAGGCGCTATGGCACTTTCACAAAGTGCTTATGTTAGTTGGGGCGCCGCAACTAATGACAACACCACAGTTGGAATACGACAAAACGAACAGGGAACATTAGAATTTAAAGATAATGCCACTGGAAGTTGGACGGAATTTGGTTCAACTCTTGATGATACAACTTTGGGCGATTCTTCAAGTGATATCATTACAATCAATGGCCAATTAACAGCTTCACAAGGCATGCTAATTGCAGATGATGATAAGCTTTATTTTGGTTCTGATGATGATGCCTCTATTCAATATGCTACATCCGCTGCTGAACTTCAATTATCTGGCGCACAAGGTGGCATCGACATTCAAATGCCAATTCCAGTTGCAGATGCATTAACAATTAGCTCTGATGGTACTGCGTATATGACGTTTGATACCACTGCCTCTGAGCAAGTTATTGCCATGAACAAGGAAGTAGATTTGATAGAAGGCGCAATCATTAGAGATGATAAACAAATAATTTTTGGCACTGATGATGATGCCTGGATTCGATATGATACTAATGGAGGTACCAACCAACTTCAGATATCCGGTTCGGCCGCTGGCATTGACATTCAACCACCTATCAATGTGGCAGATGCATTAACAATTACTTCAAACACTGTTACTATGGTGACTTTTGATACTCGTAACGATGCTCACAAAGTTAAGTTTGGGAATGCTGCTGGCTCTGGCGATGCCAATCCCGAAATACTTATCGAGTCTGAAAATCCGGATGATCCTGGTGGTGGTGTAAGTAACGCTGGGTCGATCACAACTCGAATTGCAAAAGTTAATGGTGAAATTGTCACTACTATTTTGGTTGATATTGATGGCCTGGTTAATGATGGTGCTGCTAGTGACGTTATTGGTGATACTGGCGAAGCCGCCGCATATTTAACTCAGTTAACTGAGGCTAAGAACGGTGTTATTTATAAGGCTGAAATGGCATGTATTGAAGAACCAACTGTCGGCACAGCAGATATCGATTTAGTTTCAAGCAGCGCTTCGTTGGCTGAAGGCGCCACTGCCTCGGCCGGCGCCGATTTTACTTCAATAATTGCTCCCGGAGCAGCCTACGACGCCGGCACGTGTTGTTATACTGCAAGTGGCGCTGATCTCATTGATGTAACCGAAGCTAACTCTTATCTATATCTTGTTCATGGTGGATCCGGCGCCTCTGGAGCTGGCGAATATGGCGCTGGTAAATTTATAATTAAACTTTATGGCGCTTCTTTCTAAGAAGAAAAACAAATTAAAACCTAATTACTTTTAAGTAGGGGTTTTAAACATGTCTCACAAAAGAAGGCGCGGGCGAGGAATTTGGTTACCCCCTGATGGAGTTTCACCGGCTTATTATACACCCTCTGCGGGTGATAGAATTGTCCTGGGTAGTGATGAATCTTCTGTGGAAATCGCTGGTAGTCTTGAAATTAGTGGAAGTTCTTTTATTAAAAGTGATTTTCATGAAACAACTTTTGAAGATCAACTAAGCGATGGAGAAGCCGCCACTGGAGAAATACTTTATTATGAACCTGGAGGCACGACCACTCTGACAAAAGGTCGCTTATATTTCTTACACACAGATGGGACATGGGATGAAACTGATGCTGATGCTGCAGCAACTGGGAAACAGTTGCTTGCAATCGCTTTAGGAACTTCCGCGAGAACGGACGGTATGTTAATGCGCGGTTTTATCAAAGTTCCATCAACAGAAGTATTAAATCTTCCAGGTAGTGGTGCTTCTGATGGTTTACCTGTTTATATATCAACCACTGCTGGTCATTTAGATTTTACTGCCCCTTCTGCTAGTGGCGATATTGTAAGAGTCGTTGGCTATTGTATTGATGATGACAGTAGTGACATTTTACTTCTTTTCAGACCAGATAACACATGGGTAGAAATAGCTTAGGAAAAAACTATGCCAAAGAAAGATATTTGCTATGTTGCGACAGACGCATTAGAGCCTTTTTATTTAAAAGGACAAATAGTTGCCATTAAAGAACCAAATTCTATTTGGTCGGCTGTAGAAAAAGGAATTAAAACATTGCCTAATTCAGAAATGATATATGCTGTTAAAACTATAATGATCGCGGCACCAAAATTAACAATGAAAAACAAAAAGCTTATTTTAACTAAGAAAAATGGCAGAAACTATGTTGATGTGATTGACAAATATCGCATACGAGAAGGTATAGAATAATGGCAACTGTTGCTGTTAAACAAGATGGCTCTGGAGATTACACAACGATTACAGCTGCTGTTGCTGGTACTAGTGGTGGCGACATCATTGAGATTCAAGATTCAAATCAATATAATGAAGATGATATTGAGATACTTGGCGGCACCAGAACTATTCGAGCCGGATCTGGTGTTACACCCATTATAGATGGCGACAGCACGAGCGGCGGCCACGCTTTTGAAACTTATTCTAGTGGGAATGTTTTTCAAGGTTTAATAATTCGCAACTATACCACCCAAGCCATTAATGGACAGGGCGCCGTCGGTACGGGTCGCAATTTTAAAATGGTTGATTGTACGGTTTATGGTTATGGAGGACCACAAAGTATAGCGGGAGGTCTCGGCACCAGCAATTATGTTGAAATTGAGCGCTGCAAGTTTATTGCAGATAGTCACCGCGCTCTTAACATTGTTTCAGGTCAAAATATATTTATTACCAATTGTTTTCTTGCTACGAACGACACGGAAGAGGCAGTGCTACTTAGTAGTAAAAATTACCCAAATGTAACTGCTAGTCATTGTACAATGATTGGTCAAGGTGATGGTTCTGGAGGAGGAAGACATTATCATTTGGTAACGCAAGTAGCACAAGTTGATAATTGTATAGTTCAAGGTACATATGGTCACGGAATTCAAGCGGAGACTCATTATAATAATTTAGTTTATGTGACAGATACAAACGCGTACGAGTTTGTTGCATATAACGCAGATTCGTATAACGGCACAGCAGCTGCGGCAGGAACAGGGGATATAGCAGGCAGCAGTCCTCTTTTTGTTGGTACTGTAGTTCATGAAAGTGCTTATCCAGGTCTAGATATAAACTTACAAACTTCTTCGCCGGCTGTCGACGCAGGTTCTTCTTCCGTTACATTAGATTTAAGCGGTTCTACAAGAGATTCAAGTCCAGATATAGGCGCGCTTGAGTTTATAGCTCTGGGATATGCCAATACACTAATGGGAGTGGCTGCAGGAAATTTAGGAAAGATATTGGATATTTCCAAAGCAAATGTGTCAAAAGTTATTGGCACTTAAACGCATTTTAGAATAATTATAGGGAATTTAATGGTTTTGAGGACTACTTATTATGAAAAAGTGTTTTAAGGAGTATACCAATGTCTAACATGCTTGATCAAGTAATTATTGATGCAGAAGCTTTGAAAGAAGTTGCAATTAAAAATGCAGAAGCTGCAATCGTTGAGAAGTATTCCGATGATATTAAAAAAGCTGTTGACCAACTGTTAGAACAAGCCCCACCAGGAATGCCGGCACCCGCTGGTGGCGCCGAAGATCCTGCCCTCGCAGCTATGATGGCTGGTGCAATGCCGCCGGCGCCTGTTCCAGGTGGAAATTTAGAAGCACCTGATGCACAAATGGAGGCCTCGGTCAGTGAAGTTAGACTCAATTTGCGAGATCTAGTAGCGGAGATGAAAATGGATGATTTAAACCCTGAAGAAAAACAAGTACGTGAACTAGTAGCTGAAGAAGTTACTGGTGGTGATGAAGCTACAGCAGCAGAGGACGAAAAAGTGATTACCATCCAAGAGTCTGTTATTGCTGATATTTTAGGTGAAGCCTTTGAAGATGTCGAGGGTCTTGAAGATGTCGAGGGTCTTGAAGATGTCGAGGGTCTTGAAGATGTCGAGGGTCTTGAGGAAGAACTCGATGAGGATTTATATGAAGATGAGGAGCCTGAACACTCAGAGTCCAAGCCGGAATTGGCGCCAAACCCATATCCCCGTCGACTTAAGGTACCGCGAGTGAAGGGGTCTCCACCAAAGCGAGAAACGCCCGTATCCACACGCGTCACACAGAAGCAGTTAGACAAAGCAAACCAGCAGCAAAACGAACAACTTCAAGCCTACGAACATAACTATGCTAAACTTTATGAATCACACCAGGCTTATGAATACAACTATGCGCACCTTTATGAAAGCGCTGCGCAACTACACGAACAAAATGAAAAATTTAGAGAATTACTCGTTAAGACACAAGAGAAGCTTAACGAGGTAAATGTGCGTAATGCACAATTACACTATACAAACCGTACTTTAATTAGCGACTCCCTGAATGAGCGACAGAAAGATAAAATTGTCGAAGCTATCCAAAAGTCCGGAACTGTTGGAGAAGCAAAAACTATTTTTGAAACTCTTCAAAGTGCAGTGGCTGGTGCAAGACCTAATAAAAATGCTCCAAAATCACTGAACGAAGCGATTAATAAGCACTCTTCGGCATTTTTGCCTCGCAAACGCGAGGAAAAAGCGCATTCCGATCCATCTCTTGTGGATAGGATGCAAACCCTAGCAGGTATTAAACGTTAAATGACAAACTTTATAAGGAGATTTTAAAAATGTCTATTTTAAACAAATTAACTGAAGGGCTTGTTAACCGCGACCTCCGTAAAGAAGGCGATGCAGTTGTTTCCAAGTGGGACAAAACTGGTCTTCTTGAAGGACTAAATGGTAACAATCGCTCTACAATGGCTCGATTGCTTGAGAACCAAGCTAAAGAGCTACTACGTGAGGCCAGTTCAATGGCCGCTGGAGATGTCGAAGGTTTTGCAGCCGTCGCATTCCCAATCGTTCGCCGTGTTTTCGGTGGACTAGTCGCTAATGATCTTGTTAGCGTTCAGCCCATGAGCTTGCCCTCTGGCCTGATCTTTTTCCTGGATTTCACATATACAGATGCTCGTTTTGGTCTTGAGGCTGGCGACTCAGTTTATGGTGGTGGAGTCCAAGGCGCAGCATTGACTGGCGGTGTTTCTGATATCACTGAAGCCGGCGGCGGTTTTTATAACCTTTCCAATACATATTCTTCACCAACTGGCACGATTGGTCCGTTTACAGAAGTCGCTGATACGGATCCTGATTCTTCCATCCATGGCGAGCTGAATGTGGCGGCCGCTGTGACTGGCACACCTTTTGCTAATACTGGTACCACTGTGGCGTCACTCAACCAAGCACAGAAAAAAGCTATCCGTTGGGATCCGGATATTCTTGGAGTTTCTGATACAACCAAGAGAGTCTATGCTGGTCAGTTCCATTTGTCTTCCTCTGATGCTGCCAACGTTAATTTCCACGCTCTAGGTGGTGTTCAGGTTGTCGACGCCACCGATGAAGGTGGGACTGAATCTGATATGGGCCTCACTGACGGCACAATGATCCGTCGACTTACAGAGCGCGGTTACCGCGATGAAAACGGCGTCCTCCGGACGCTGGGCAGCGACGATGACGCGCTCGCTGGAAACTATATTACTTGTTATTGGATCAATGACGGTACCGCGGATACGATGGCGCACGAGGAGTCGAATACGGCCGCTCTTGTAGTTCCGCTGAAAGATTCATTTGCCGCAGCTAATGCGGTTGGTGCAGTTGTTGGTCAAGACAACTGGGGTCTTGAAGAGCCAAATCCGTCAACAGGAAATGTTGGTAGCGCTGTCGGCAAACAAACGATTGCTGAAATCGATATCAAAGTCGATTCAATAGCGGTTACTGCTGTTACCAAAAAGCTCAAGGCCAAGTGGTCACCAGAGCTTGGTCAGGATCTAAACGCCTACCACAACCTTGACGCAGAAGTTGAGCTTACATCAATTCTTTCTGAGCACATTGCTCTTGAAATTGATCGTGAGATTCTTAACGACCTCGTTAAGGGTGCAGCTGCTGGTACTTATTACTGGGCGCGCTCGCCTGGTTTGTTTGTTCACCGAACAACCGGCTCTGAAATTGGTGCATCTTCGGCTGCTCCGGATTTCACCGGTACCGTTTCCGAGTGGTACGAGACTCTTGTAGAGACCATCAATGATGTTTCTGCACAGATTCATCGTAAGACTCTTCGCGGTGGAGCTACGTTCCTTGTAACCAGCCCCGAGGTTGCTAACATTCTTGAGTTTACTAGCGGTTTCCGCGCTAACATTACCCATGACGATGACAAGGGTACTGTAGGTGCTGTTAAATCTGGTAATCTTAGCAAGAAGTGGGATGTGTATGTTGATCCATACTTCCCGCGTAACCTTGTTTTGGTTGGCCGTAAAGGTGGTAGTTTCTTGGAGAGTGGCTATGTCTACGCTCCTTATGTACCGCTGCAGGTTACTCCCACTATCTTTGGTACGGAAGACTTCGTACCGCGTAAAGGTGTTATGACCCGTTACGCTAAGAAGATGGTTCGACCTGATATGTATGGTCTAGTAGTTGTTCGCGGACTCCTTGGTGAGGCTGGCGCAACTAGCTAAAAGTTACATTAACTTTGAGTTAACCCCGATTTCTTTCGAGAGATCGGGGTTTTCTTTTATTTGAAAACTATTTATAGCCGAGAGGAGAAATACTTCTCGTTAATTGACCTAATATTCTAAAAGGAGAAACATATTATGGGAACTAAAAGAGTAGGTTGGGCTAGAATTAAAAGCCTGATTAACGAAAACACAGCAAATCAGCTTTCTGCACCCAAGCTTAAAGTAGACAACAGCACCCTTAACACTGGCGGCGCAGTTACAACAACTTTAACGGCTGCACAAGGAGGAACGCATTTTAATGTTGACGGCACAGGCAACATTGTTGTCAACATGCCGGCCCTGAGCACTGACAATGTAGGGTTACATTATTCATTCCTTGTGACTACTGCAGTCGGCGGTAGCAAGACAGTTACATTCGTACACCCAGCCGGCGGCGATTGGATCGCGCAAATTTCACATTACGAGAACAACCCATATCCGAAAGGAGACGCGGCTGGTGATACCATCACGCTGCAGAATTCTAGCGAGATTGGAACTAGAGTTCGGATGCTGTGTGTTCAAGATAGCGGCACAGTCGCTAAATGGATGGCTACTATTGAGGGCGCTGCTTCCGCTACTGTACCAACTGTCGCTGACTAACGACTAGTTGTTTTTTGCAAAGCCCCCTTTAAAGGGGGTTTTTTCTTAAAATCTCCAATACAATATTATATAATATAACAAAAGGAGTTTACTATGGGAAAGAAAAAACGTCGTATGACCAGTCCAAAGTTTGCAACAAAGTTTGCAGCAAAGTTTGCAAAATATAAACAAGCGTTAAAAGACGCTGTTACACCAACTGAAGTTAAAGAAGAAGTTGTCGAAGAGGTTCCTAAAGTTATTATAAAAGAAGTAGACGAATCTGTTATATCTGAGCCAAAACCAAAAACGCAATCTGCTAGAAAACCGCCCCGGAAAAAAACACCAGATTCTAAAAAGAAGCCCGCCAAGAAAAAGACTTCTAAGAGAAAAACCTCAAAGAAAGACTAAATATGATTTTTTAAACAGCTGCCAACTAATTACATTTGAGGAGATCTAAATGAATGGCAGTACCGACCTTAACACCTTCAAGTCAAACAAGTGCAATAACGCTTCCAACAGGAAGTCACCCAAGCGATGTAAAAGACAACCTTGAATTACCCTTCCAAATTTATTCTGATTCTGATTCCGGTATGTTTTCTCAATATTTTTGCACTGGTGCTGCAAATCAAGTTGCATATACCTTTAAAAAACTTGGTGGAGACGTATTAGACATAGAAATAACCACAGGAAGTGTTTTTTCAGCTTATGAAGAGGGCGTACTAGAATATTCTTATATCCTTAACATTCACCAAGCTAAAAATATTCTTGGAAGCGCACTAGGGGCAACAACCGGCACTTTTAATCATGATGGCGAAAAAATAGGAGCTAGCGATCCAGACAATGTAAACCTTAGATATCCTAAATGGCAATTTTCTTATGGTAAAAGAATTGGCGATGGAATGGCCACAGATGCAGGTTTTGGTGGGAATACAATAATATATTCAGCTTCTTTTGATACGGTATCGATTCAACAAGATTATGATTTACAATCAATTGTTGAAGCTGCAAATGCAGATTCAGATAATACATACTTGTATCAAAAATTAGATAAAACTGGCACTAGCCAAAAGAAAAGAATTTATATCACAAGAGTTTGGTATAAAACACCTCATGCTATGTGGAGATTTTATGGCTATTATGGTGGATTAAACACTGTTGGCGACTTAGCTAGTTATGGTCAATTTGCAGATGATTCTACTTTTGAGATTATTCCAGCATGGCAAAACAAACTTCAAGCAATGGCTTTCGAAGATGCAATATATACTAGAAATAGCCACTATTCTTATGAAATCAAGAATAATAAACTAAGAATTTTTCCAAGTCCAACTATTAGCTCTCCGAGTAAAATTTGGTTTGAATTTCGTGTTGATAGCAGTGTTTGGGACGTTGATGACACAAAAGAAGACGGCACTGATGGTGTTAACAACATGAACACTTTGCCATTTGAGAATCTCCCATATGAAAACATCAATGCCATTGGAAAACAATGGATTAGAAGGTTTACTTTGGCACTAAGCAAAGAGACACTAGGACAAGTGCGTAGTAAATTCGGTTCTATTCCTATACCTGGAGAAACCGTTAATTTAAATGGTTCTGCTTTAATTAGCGAAGGTCAACAAGAACAAGAAAAATTAAGAGAAGAACTAAAAACGACACTAGATGAACTTACATATGCCAAACTGGTTGAAAAAGATGCAGCTATGACAGAAACCGCAATGGGAGTGCAAGGCAAAATCCCTTATCCTGTGCCCATTGCAATAGGATAATAAACAATGGCAAGCAATAAATGGTCACAACCGAATCAGCCACCTCCTCCGATGTTTGTTGGAAAAAAGGAGCGAGATCTTGTTAAACAGGTCAATGATGAACTTATTGAAAGAGTTATTGGCCAACAGGTGTTATATTATCCTATAAGTCTGGAGCATACCAATTTTCACTCTTTGTATGGAGAAGCGATAGAAAAAAGCTTTTTGCCCCCAGTTAGAGTTTATGTGTTGGTTGTTTGGAAAGGATATACAACCGAAACAACAAGCATGGGAATCGATAGAAGACCATCTATCACATTGCATTTTCATAAGCGCCGCTTAACAGAAGATCAAGATCTATTTGTTAGAGAAGGAGACTTTGTTTTATATGGTGACACCCATTATGAAATAACTACTTTAAATGAGCCAAGACAATTGTTTGGCCAAACAGATCATAAAATGGAAATAGAAGCAACCTGTATTAAATCCAGAAGAGGACTTTTTGATGCCACATAAAGAATATCCAATAGTTCCGTCCACTTTAGAATTAATTGATGAAGCTCTTTTTAACCATGTTAATGGATTAAATTTGAGAGCGACCACAAACAAGGGCTGGAAAAAGACTCCAGTTATCTGGACTTCCGCAGAGAGAACATATCAAATTAAACAAGATAAAGATATAAGAGACGGTTCAGGCACTTTAATTCTTCCTTTGATTACAGTTGAGCGTATGTCTGTTGTAAAAGATATGAATAGAAAAGGTACTATTTGGGGCAATGTAGATAGAAATAAGCGCGGAGGCTCTATAGTTGTTTCAAAGAGAATAAATCAAGATAAAACTTCTAATTTTGCCAATGCAGATTCTTTTAGAAAAGAAGACCAGCTTAATTTCCCAAGAGATAATAAAAAAATTGTTTATGAATGGATATCGGTACCGATGCCAACTTATGTTGAAATTGTATATACGGTATCTTTACGTACAGAATATCAACA